ACCAATGAACTTACCTTCAGGTCTAGTATTTTACTTAGACTTCCAATATGGTGATGCGAAAACTCCTTTCGCTCAAGGTGAATCACTTTACGGTACTTCTAACTCAGGTGATTTCCCATTCGAAACGGCTGCAGGTAACTTAAATCAATTAGGTACTGATGGTTTGTACGGTGCTGGTAGATACACTTACTCTACTAACCAATTCTCTTCTTCATTAGTTACTTTAGCTGCTAGAGCTTCTGCCTCTAACGTTGATATTAACTTTGATTCGAGATTAACTGCTTCTTTAGAAGCTGATGAAATCCACAAATTATCAGTTGCTTTAACTGCTATCCCAGGATACGATGCTCAAGCAGTACGTGGTTTCGTACTTACTTCAGGTTCAACAGTTGATGCTGATGATTTATTAATGGGTCTTACTAAAGTAAACGGTGCTAACATCGAATTCTTTGTTTCTGCTTCTGCAGGTGCTAACCCAATTGCTCAAAATACCAATTTCAAAGCATTCTACCAGAAAGCAACAACTATGTCTCCTTACGAGGTAGGTGATTTCGAAGCTGGAAACGACTTCGCATTCCCTAACTCATTATCTCAAACTGATATCGACATCCCAGAGATCAACATTCAGATGAGAAGTGAGGCTATCGTAGCTAAAACTAAGAAATTGAAAGCTGTTTGGACTCCTGAGTTCGCTCAAGATTTGAACGCTTACCAAGCTCTAGATGCTGAAGCTGAAGTAACTAACATCATGAGCGAGTACATCTCATTAGAGATCGACCTCGAAATCTTAGATATGTTGATTACTGATGCTGCTGCAGGTACTGAGTACTGGTCAGCTCAAAACAACAGAGTTATCAATGATGCAACTACTGAATTTACAGTAGACGCTTCAGGTTTCTACAACACTCAAGGTGGTTGGTTCCAAACTTTAGGTACTAAACTACAGAAATTATCTAACAAGATTCACCAATTAACTCTTAGAGGTGGTGCTAACTTTATGGTAATTTCTCCTGCTGTTGCAACTATCCTAGAATCAATCCCAGGATTTGCTTCAACTTCAGATGGTGATGTATCTAAAAACTACGCGTTTGGTGTACAGAAAGCTGGTTCATTGAATAACAGATATGACGTATACAAAAACCCTTACATGAACGAAAACGTAATCTTAATGGGTTACAGAGGTTCTCAGTTCTTGGAAAGCGGTGCTGTATTTGCTCCATACATTCCGTTAATCATGACTCCTCTTATCTACGATCCAGATACCTTCACACCACGTAAAGGTCTCTTAACTCGTTACGCTAAGAAGATGATCCGTCCAGAATTCTACGGTAAAGTATATGTTAATGGTTTACAAAGCCTATAATATATAACCTAGAATAGGAAAAATTGAGCCCCGCATTAGCGGGGCTCTTTTTTATATGTATAATAAACAATTAAATGTTATCCTTTTATGGCAGCCAATCATCATAATGATGAGGTTTTCAAACAAAAACGAAAGCCTAAAAACCCAATCAAGTTTAAAATTACGTTAAACGAGGAACAGAAAGAAGCCAAAGCAAAAGTCCTAGAAAACACAGTTACATTACTAGGAGGTTCAGCAGGTTCAGGTAAAACGTTATTAGCTTGTCAAATCGCTCTCGAGAAATTATTCATGAGAGAAATCGAAAAAATTATTATAACACGACCTACTGTGAGTAAGGAGGAAATCGGGTTTTTACCGGGTGATCTCCGCGAAAAAATGGACCCATGGGTGCAACCTATTTATCAAAATATGTTTGCGCTTTATGATAAAGTTAAAATCGAAAAACTCATTGAGGAAGGTAAGATAGAGATTGTACCTGTATCGTTTATGCGTGGTAGAACATTCTTAGATTCATGTGTAATTGTAGACGAGGCTCAAAATGTTACACACGAACAAATGGAAATGATTGTAACGCGTTTAGGTTTACGTTCCAAAATGATGATATGTGGTGATTCACACCAGACTGATTTAAAGAAAAAATCTGAATCTGGGTTTAGATTCTTATACTCAGCAGCTCGTAAAGTTAAAAATTTATGTGCTATTACATTAACAACTAATCATAGAGATTCAATTGTAGAAGATCTAATTGGTTTGTATAATGAGGCTGAAGAAAAAGGAATGACTTTAGGAACATCAGGCTCTAGTGGTAGACGTAAATAATAATATTTTTTCTAATATTTATAATTAAAAATACACATGGCAAATTGTGCTCCTAAAACACCCCCTACTGGTTGCTTAGATGTAACTATACAGGAATCTATTATTCTCCCTAACTATAATGTTCAGGAATCATTTAATAAATTTACTGTATGTGGAATTAATAATTATGTTACTAGAACTGAAGTAATTGATTATCAATGGAGTGGTTCACTTACTGAAAATGGTATTGGTATTATTGGGTTTGTTCCAACTAAACAAGAACTCACCCCAGGAGCATTTGTTAATAGTGATGTTAAGTATATTAGAATTACAAATTTTCCTACTAGTGATAAATTTGCAAGTATTTTTTGTGTTAAATCAAATGCCGAATCAGTTACATTTAAAGTAGAACCCGGAAAATCTTTAGTTTTAACTGGTGATGCTTTTGATGTCCCATCTGTAGTCTCAGGTTCATTAGTTTATATGAATGAAATTAAAGCAATGGCCGGTGATGGTACCGACACAGATTATTCAGGTAGCATCCAAATTGAATACGTTGTAGCATCAACTTAATACGGAATTAACATATTAAATTTTAAAAGGCTCCTAATTAGGGGCTCTTTTTTTAATATTTATAACAAAAAGATATGGCAAACATCCCCATTTGGCCAGGATCATCATCATTTGCACCCGGAGATACTCCATTTGGATTTTATGATTACAATCCTGATTTTCAAAGAGACGCTGATAAAGTATCTAAATTTTGTGGTTTACGTTTAGGTTATCCTATAGAAAACGTTGAATTACAAGATATAAATTTTTATGCTGCTTTTGAAGAAGCAGTAACTGTTTATTCTAATGAATTATTTGCTTACAAACAACGTGAAGATTATTTATCTTTAGAAGGTACTCCTTATACTTACGAAGAAAGTAATGTTAACTTTCAGGATGCTACTATAACTCCTAATTTACAAAGAATTGTAGACTTATCAGAACAATATGGAACTTGGGCTGGAGTTGGAGGTAATGTAGACTGGAAAAAAGGCTCTATATATTTAACTTCAAGTGTTCAAGACTATGATTTAGACGAGTGGGCAACCTCACAAGGACTTACTGGTAGTGATATTGAAGTAATGAGAATTTTTTATGAACCAATGCCTGCATCTATACAAATGTATGGCGGTTTAGGATATGCTGGTTCAGGTTTAGGAGCATTTGCTAATGCTGGTATGGCTGGATATGGTGCTAATTCATTCTTAATGTTACCATTAAGTTATGATTTACAAATGATGCAAGGTATTGAAATGTTTAGAGATGTTTTATTTTCTCAATTTACATTCCAATTAATTAATAATAAATTAAGGATATTCCCTATCCCAACTAGTGTTGATGAAGGTGGACAGCTTTGGTTTGAATATATGCTTAAATCTGAGGAGTATTGTGCTACAGTAGATGTAAACCCTAATACAATATCAAATATATCCCAAGTCCCATATAGAAATGTTGATTATGATAGTGTCAACTCAGTAGGTAGAAGTTGGATATTTGAATATACATTAGCACTATCTAAAGAAATATTAGGTTACGTTAGAGGAAAATACACTCAGGTACCTATCCCAGGGGCTGAAGTAACATTAAATCAAGCAGATTTATTAGCATCTGCTACAGCTGATAAAAATTCTTTAGTAGAAAGATTAAGAGCTTATTTTGATGATACTTCTAGACAAAAACTGTTAGAAAGAAGACAAGCTGAATCAATAGCACGTAATAGTGAATTGGAACAAGTACCAATGACAATTTTTATAGGCTAATGGCGTTATTTGGAGAAGCAAGAGATATAAGTATGTTTAGACATATTAATAGGGAGTTAATGCATAACATTATCTCCCAACAATGTGTTCTATACAAATATGATTTAGATGAAACTCAAGTAAATATTTACGGAGAAGCATCAAAAGATAAATTTTATCATCCTCCTGTATTATTATATTGTCTAATTGAAACCCCTAACCAGGACTTCCCAGAAAATGAGTTTGGTCCTGATTTTAGTTGGAACCCAACATTCCGTTTCTTAAAAGATGATCTATTACCATCTACTAATGGGGTAGAAGATTGTTACAATAATGATAATCCTAATGGAGCTAATTTAGTAACAGAAGTAGGTGATATTATAATGTATCAACAATCTTACTTCCAGATTGATGTAGTTAATATATCACAATATTTTGTGGGTAAAAACCCAGCATATGATTTTAAAGATGATAATGGTAATAATCCATTAGAAACAGATTTAAATAGATTTGGTTATAATGTTTCAGTAATATGTGAAACACATTATGTACCAGCAGATAAAGTACAAATTCAATTAGAAAGATTCTAATGGCAAAAGGAAGAAAACCCATACCAAAGTCACAAAGAGAACTTAGTGAAGGATTACAAGATCCTAGCTATGTACAAGCTGGTAACCCTAATGGTTCAGGTAAATATTCTACTGACCCTAACCTTAACCAATCAGGCATTCCATTTAATCGTTCTGAAAAAATGTCTCGTAAAGGAGACACTTATAAAGATTTTACAGTTGGGTTACAAGATATAGATGAAGCTATATTTTATTATTTTGAAAATGTAATTCGTCCTTTTGTTTATCAAAATGGTGAACGTAGAGAAGTTCCTATTATATATGGTTCACCTGAAAGATGGAAATCAGTACAAAAAGATGGATATTATAGAGATAAAAATGGTAGAATAATGTCTCCCATTATTATGTTTAAACGTAATAGTTTAACTAAAAATAGAAGTATTACTAATAAACTAGATGCTAACCAACCTCATCTATACACATCTTGGCAAAAATCTTGGAATAGTAAAAATTTCTATTCTAATTTTAATTTATTAAATAATAGAGATCAAACAAAACAATTTATAGCTAATGTAGTCCCTGATTATGTTACGTTATCATATAGTGTTATTGTGCAAACTTATTATATTGAACAATTAAATAAAATAATTGAATCTGTAGAATACGCCTCAGATGCATATTGGGGTAATCCTGATAGGTTTAAATTTATGGCTCGTATTGATAGTTTTAATACAGTAAATGAAATTGCTAAAGGTGAAGATCGTTCTGTTAGGAGTACATTTGATATTAATATGTATGGATATATAATACCGGATGCTATACAAAAGGATCTTAGTTCAATTAAAAAATATAACTCAAAATCAAAAGTTATATTTTCTATGGAAACTACTTCAAATCCTCAAGTATTTCAACCAAACCCCCAAATTACAGAAGATGGTAGAAACCGTTTAACTGAAAATGTTACGACACGTAAAAGATTAAACGACGAAGAATAATGGCAAATGTTAGATTTTTAGATAATGTAGCAGTATCAGCTTTCCAGACTGGAGGTAATGATAGTGCTTCTGGTGCAGTAATACCAAGAATTATCCTCCCAGGTCAAACTTATAGAGTTTCAGCTAATACCAGTATTTCTACATATAGATTAACAGTAGCTGGTACTTTAATTATGGAAATTGGATCAGAAGTAGAACTCCCGGATGGTCAAGTAATTCGTGCCGATTCTCAATTATATGTAGGGGATTTTTTAGAAAATCAAGGCACTATAATTAATAGTGGTTTTATTGAAGTTGGAGGAGATGAAAATTAACATAACTTATTAATTTTTACGAAAAAACGAAATATTTATAACAAAACCTATTCGAAGTGGCTCAAATAAATTTATTAAATACTTCCGGAAGCAATGTAACAAACCCAGCAAATGGGAATGTTGCAATTTTTTCTTCTGGTTCATTAGGAGACGAAGGTCTATTTTTAAAAGAATCAAATGGTAACATTATAGCTGTTGGCTCCGGTGGTGGAGGTGGCAGTGGTTCATCAGGTTCATCGGGTTCATCAGGTACTTCAGGTGTAGGTACAGACGGTAGTTCAGGTAGTTCAGGTACCTCAGGAGTAGATGGCTCATCAGGCTCATCTGGTACTTCAGGTATAGCTGGTTCATCAGGCTCATCAGGTACCTCAGGTATAGATGGTAACGACGGTTCATCAGGTTCATCAGGTACATCAGGCAGCTCAGGTAGTTCAGGTACTTCAGGAGTAGATGGTTCAAGTGGTTCATCAGGTACTTCAGGTGCTGATGGTTCAAGTGGTTCTTCAGGTACTTCAGGTATAGACGGTAATGATGGTTCATCAGGCTCATCTGGTACCTCAGGTATAGACGGTAATGATGGTTCATCAGGCTCATCTGGTACCTCAGGTATAGACGGTAATGATGGTTCATCAGGCTCATCTGGTACCTCAGGTGTAGGTACAGACGGTAGTTCAGGTAGCTCAGGTACTTCAGGTGCTGATGGTTCAAGCGGTTCTTCTGGTACATCGGGTATAGATGGTTCATCCGGCTCATCTGGCACTTCTGGTACAGATGGTAACGACGGTAACGACGGTTCATCTGGTTCTTCAGGTACCTCAGGAAGTGCAGGTTCATCAGGTAGCTCAGGTACTTCAGGTGTAGGTACAGACGGTAGTTCAGGCTCATCAGGTACTTCAGGTGCTGATGGTTCAAGCGGTTCTTCTGGTACATCGGGTATAGATGGTTCATCAGGTAGCTCAGGTACTTCTGGTATAGACGGTAATGATGGTTCATCAGGTTCATCTGGCACCTCAGGAAGTGCAGGTTCATCAGGCTCATCTGGTACATCAGGTGTAGGTACAGACGGTAGTTCAGGTTCATCAGGTACTTCAGGTGCTGATGGCTCAAGTGGTTCTTCGGGTACATCGGGTATAAATGGTAGCTCAGGTAGCTCAGGTACTTCTGGTATAGATGGTAACGATGGTAATGATGGTTCATCAGGCTCATCTGGTACCTCAGGAAGTGCAGGTTCATCAGGTAGCTCAGGTACTTCAGGTGTAGGTACAGACGGTAGTTCAGGTAGCTCAGGTACTTCAGGGATAGATGGCAGCTCAGGTAGCTCAGGTACTTCAGGTGCAGCTGGTTCATCAGGTAGCTCAGGTACTTCAGGTGCAGCTGGTTCATCAGGTAGCTCAGGTACTTCAGGACAAGGTGTTCCTGTAGGTGGTACAACTTCTCAAGTATTAGCTAAGATTGATGGTACAAATTATAACACAGAATGGGTAGATGCTGCTTCTGGTGGTGGTGGTGGTGCCTCTTACAACCCAGTAATTAGATACCAAGTAACAGGTGGTGATAATACAGTTACAGTAATGTCTTCAGGTAATGTAGAAGGTGGATTAAGTTGGTCTCGTTCAAGTACAACTTTAACAGTAACCAAAGCATCTCACGGATTAACATCAGGCGACTTTGTTGTAATTAGAAATATGAGTGTAGATTATAGTTATTTAGAAGTAACTGTAAGTAATACAAATACCTTTACTGTTACAGTAGCAGATTCAGGTGGCACCTCGGGTACAGAAGGTGCTTATATCCCAGCGTTTGATGTTTCTTCACTTACTGATACAGCTTTAACATTAGAATCTCCATCTGCAGGTAATTGTCAGTTAATGTCACTTACTCACTTTATTGATACAATGTCAGATTCATCTGTAGTTGTTACTGTACCTTCAAATGCCTTATCAAATGGTGCCGGTGGTAATAACTCACTAGCAACAAGAGTACCTCCTCAAGTAAGAGCACATGATTTATCTGCGAGTAATGCAGCTAATATTGGTAATACAACTGTTCAATTTAGCACAACAGGTAACCATAATGTGTATTCAGTTACAGGTGGTTTAGATATATTTGATAATATTATTTATAACTTACAATTTTAAAAAACAGTTTAATTAAATGTTTAAGAGCCCCTCATTTGAGGGGCTTTTTTTCATATTTATAATAAACCCTGTTTGGAAGAGTGAAGAACAGTATTATTTAATAATACAATTACAATATAGATGTCACAACAATTATTTTACGGAAAAATTGAAAATTTTTCTAACCCTATTGGTAATGGAAGTAATTCATATATTAGAGTTAGATTTGATGCTACAACTGATTCTACCACATTAACTAATGTAACTGATGTTAGTGGATACTTAGGTTTAGCTAACATCCGTGTAGGACAACAACTAGTAGAATCATCAGCTTTTTCCTCAGGAGTAGAAATTACAGGAGTAGATGTAGGTGCTCAAACTATTACAGTAGCCTCTCTTCCTGCAACATCAGAATCACAAGGCTTAGCTAGAATTTCTCCTGCTGCAGGAGATTATTACATAGCCTCCGCTTCTTTACAAAGCCCAAATAATACAGATCCGGATTTTAGAAATATTACTGGTAGTGATGAATCTATTTATACTGATACTCCTACTTATGCTATTTTAGGTCAAGCTGCTAATTCTGAACAAACAATTATTAATGGTAGATTCCATAAATATACTATATCAGAAATTACTGGTAGAAATGCTGGTGGTAATGAAGCATCCCTTTATGTAACATGGGGTGAATCAGGATCTCAAGCTGATAGTGGAGATGAATTATATGAGTCTGTACAAGCAACTCCTCTTGTAGAATTAACTGCAAATGATGGTTTAGCTCCTATTTTTAGTAGAGCAGTTACTAACTTAAATAACTTAAATGTTGGTCAAGAAGTAGCGGGTTTCCAAATTGAAACTGTAAACTTTTTTGATGATTTAGTAAAAACAGATATTCTCCAAACTGGATCTCTTGTATCTAAAAACAATGCTATTATTAACTTCAGTGGTTCGGGTGTCCAAGTAGATGCTAGTGGTTCAACTGGCGTAATAGTGCGTATTGATGGTGGAGGCGGTGGTGGCTCAGGTACGTCTGGTTCATCAGGCTCTTCAGGTACATCAGGTTCAAGTGGTTCATCAGGTACATCAGGCTCATCAGGTAGTTCGGGTACTTCAGGTTCTTCAGGCTCATCAGGTACTTCAGGTGCTGATGGTTCAAGTGGTTCTTCAGGCACAAGTGGTAGTTCAGGTTCATCAGGAACTTCAGGTTTAGACGGTTCATCTGGTTCATCAGGTACTTCAGGTACTGATGGTTCAAGTGGTTCTTCAGGCACAAGTGGTAGTTCAGGTTCATCAGGAACTTCAGGTTTAGATGGATCTTCAGGCTCAAGCGGTACTTCAGGTATAGATGGTTCAAGTGGTTCTTCAGGTACCTCAGGAGCAGATGGTAGTTCAGGTTCATCAGGTACTTCTGGTTCATCTGGAACCAGTGGTTCTAGTGGGAGTTCAGGTACTTCAGGTATAGATGGTAGCTCAGGCTCATCAGGTACTTCAGGTATAGATGGTAGCTCAGGTAGTTCAGGTACAAGTGGTAGTTCAGGTTCAGCTACTATTACTAATAATACTGATAATAATATATTAACAGCTACAGGTACAGATACTATTAATGGTGAAAGTGCTTTAACATTTGATGGTACTATATTAACCCAAAATACTGAATTTGAAAGAAGAACTTCAGAAATTACAGTTACGGATGGTAATACTGGTAACCTAGTTTCAGTCCCAACAGCAAATTATTTAGGAATGGTAGTAGATTACACTTTACTAGGTAATGATGGTAGAGCTAGATTTGGTACTATAAGAGCTATATTTGATTCTTCATCTATTATTATAGATGAGGTTACAAGTACAGATTTAAATAACGCAACAGATGCAATTACATTCACGGCTTCTACAGGTACTAATGCTGTACTTACAGTAGATAATGGTAGTGGAAGTGGGTATAATGTTACTGTAAAATCCTTTACAAATTTAATTGAAAGATAACTAGTTTTATATATATTTATTAACGTTAAAATAATTTAAAAAACAACACAAATTCTCTATGGCTAACGAATTTAAAATCAGGAAGGGTCTCATAGTATCCGGCTCTTCACAGTTATCAGGTTCAGTATTTATTGTTCCAGGTAATGTTCCTGAAGCCCCTACAGAGGAAACTGTTTTAGTGCTCACATCAACAGGTCAAGTAGCCTACAGAGAATCAGCACAAACTTCAGGTTCATCAGGTAGTTCAGGCACATCAGGCAGCTCAGGCTCAAGTGGTACTTCAGGTTCTTCAGGTAGTTCGGGTACTTCTGGTAGTTCAGGATCTTCAGGTACATCAGGTTCATCGGGTTCATCTGGTTCATCAGGAACATCAGGCTCATCTGGTTCATCAGGCACATCAGGTTCATCTGGTACATCAGGTTCATCTGGTACATCAGGTAGCTCAGGTTCTTCAGGTACATCAGGTAGCTCAGGTTCTTCAGGTAGTTCAGGTACTTCAGGAAGTGCTGGTTCATCGGGTAGCTCAGGTACATCAGGTAGTTCAGGCTCATCTGGTTCTTCTGGTACATCAGGTTCATCAGGTACTTCAGGTTCATCAGGTACTTCAGGTTCTTCAGGTAGTTCAGGTACTTCAGGAAGCGCAGGTAGTTCAGGATCTTCAGGTACATCAGGTTCATCAGGCTCATCAGGCTCATCTGGTACATCTGGTAGCTCAGGCACATCTGGTAGCTCAGGTACTTCAGGTTCTTCAGGTTCATCAGGTACTTCAGGAAGCGCAGGTAGCTCAGGTTCATCAGGTACTTCAGGATCATCAGGTTCTTCAGGTTCATCAGGTACTTCAGGAAGCGCAGGTAGTTCAGGTTCATCAGGTACTTCAGGATCATCAGGTTCTTCAGGTTCATCTGGTACTTCAGGTTCTTCAGGTACTTCAGGTTCTTCAGGTAGTTCAGGTACTTCAGGAAGCGCAGGTAGTTCAGGTTCATCAGGTACTTCAGGTTCATCAGGTACTTCAGGATCATCAGGTACTTCAGGATCATCAGGTTCTTCAGGTAGCTCAGGCACATCTGGTTCATCTGGTAGTTCAGGTACATCAGGATCATCTGGTACATCTGGTAGTTCAGGTAGCTCAGGTACTTCAGGAAGTGCTGGTTCATCTGGTTCATCAGGCACATCTGGTAGTTCAGGCTCATCAGGTAGTTCAGGCACATCAGGCAGCTCAGGATCTTCAGGTTCTTCAGGCACATCTGGTAGTTCAGGTACTTCAGGATCTTCAGGTTCATCAGGTACTTCAGGTTCATCAGGCTCATCTGGTACTTCAGGCTCATCTGGTACATCAGGTAGTTCAGGTTCAAGCGGTACTTCAGGTTCTTCAGGCTCATCAGGTACTTCAGGTAGCTCAGGTACTTCAGGCTCATCAGGAAGCTCAGGTACCTCAGGAAGCGCTGGTTCATCTGGTTCATCAGGCACATCTGGTAGTTCAGGCTCATCAGGAAGCTCAGGTACATCAGGAAGTTCAGGTACATCAGGTAGCTCAGGTTCTTCAGGTACATCAGGTAGCTCAGGTTCTTCAGGTACATCAGGTAGTTCAGGTACATCAGGTTCATCTGGTACATCTGGATCATCAGGTAGTTCAGGTTCATCTGGTACTTCAGGATCATCAGGTAGTTCAGGTTCATCTGGTACTTCAGGATCATCAGGTTCAAGTGGTACATCAGGGTTAATTAATTTATCTACACCAGATACTAATAGACTTATCACTGTAGATAATTCTAATGGTACTAGTGGTACAGCACAACCAAACTTAACGTTTGATGCTACTACAGATGTTCTTACTGTAGGTGAGTATTTAGAAACCACCTCAGATAGAATTGAAGTCGCTAATGGTGCTGATGGTAATATTCAACCTTCTATTAGTGGAACTACATATACTGGTTTAATTTTAGACTATGTAGCTTATAGTACAGATAGATCCCATCAACGTACGGGTACTGTAAGGATAACTGCTAATTCAACAGGTGCTGTTTTAGCTGAAAGTAGTACTACAGATATTGGTAATACAGATGGAATTGTATTTAATGTGACTTCAGGTGGAGGTAATTTTGCCTTAACAGTAAGTAATAGTACAGGTAGTACAATTAGAGTAGTATTCCATAATACTAGACTTAAAGCTTAATAAATAGCTTTACTATAAAGAAAGGTGCCCCTCATTGAGGGGCACTTTGTTTTTTCTATATTATTATAATATGTATACCAGACATAACGGAATTACCTGTTGGAAATGAAAACAGAAAAATAAACGATGAACGAATTTAAAATTAAAAAAGGCCTGATTGTATCAGGTTCTTCCCAATTTAGCGGATCGGTAAACATAGTACCAGGCGAAGTCCCTGAAGCCTCAACCGAAGAAACAGTATTAGTATTAAAACCTGATGGACAAGTTGCTTATAGAGAAGCAGCTCAAACATCAGGTTCTTCAGGTACATCAGGTAGTTCAGGCTCATCTGGTAACTCAGGTAGCTCAGGTAGTTCAGGTACTTCAGGCTCATCAGGTACTTCAGGCTCATCAGGTACTTCAGGCTCATCAGGTAGTTCAGGTACTTCGGGTGTAGATGGTGCTTCAGGTACTTCAGGTACTTCAGGCTCATCTGGTAGCTCAGGTACTTCAGGTAGCTCAGGTACTTCAGGCTCATCTGGTACAAGTGGATCTTCAGGTAACTCAGGTAGCTCAGGCTCATCAGGAACTTCAGGCTCATCTGGTACATCAGGTAGTTCAGGAAATAGTGGTTCAAGTGGTAGCTCGGGTACATCAGGTTCTTCAGGAACAAGTGGTTCATCAGGTACATCTGGTTCATCAGGTTCTTCTGGTAGTTCAGGTACATCAGGTAACTCAGGTTCTTCAGGTAGTTCAGGCTCATCTGGTACATCAGGTAACTCAGGTTCTTCAGGTAGTTCAGGTACATCTGGTTCATCTGGTTCGTCGGGCACGTCCGGTTCTTCAGGTACGTCAGGTTCATCAGGTTCATCAGGTACTTCAGGAAATTCGGGCTCATCAGGCTCTTCAGGTACTTCGGGTAGTTCAGGTAATTCAGGTTCATCAGGCTCATCAGGCTCATCAGGAACATCAGGAAATTCAGGCTCATCAGGCTCATCTGGTACTTCAGGCTCATCAGGTAACTCAGGGTCTTCAGGCTCATCAGGTTCATCTGGCACTTCAGGTAGCTCAGGTACATCTGGTGTAGCAGGTACATCAGGCTCATCAGGCTCATCAGGCTCATCAGGCTCATCAGGTACATCAGGTACATCAGGTTTATCAGGTGTAAATGGAGCTGATGGTACTTCTGGTACTAGTGGTGCTCCGGGTACATCAGGCTCATCAGGCTCATCAGGTACATCAGGCTCATCAGGTACATCAGGTTCATCAGGTACTTCTGGTGTAGCTGGTACTTCAGGCTCATCTGGTTCATCTGGTACTTCAGGCTCATCAGGTTCATCAGGCACTTCAGGCAGCTCAGGTACTTCTGGTAGCTCAGGTACTTCAGGTTCTTCAGGAAATAGTGGTTCAAGTGGTAGCTCGGGTACTTCAGGCTCATCTGGTACTTCAGGCTCATCTGGTACTTCAGGTAACTCAGGTTCATCAGGCTCATCCGGTACTTCAGGTTCATCAGGTAATTCAGGTAACTCAGGTTCATCAGGCTCATCCGGTACTTCAGGTTCATCTGGCACTTCAGGTTCATCAGGTAACTCAGGCTCAAGCGGTAGCTCAGGTACTTCTGGTAGCTCAGGAACATCTGGATCATCAGGTACTTCAGGTTCATCAGGTAACTCAGGCTCATCAGGCTCATCTGGTACTTCAGGCTCATCTGGTAACTCAGGTAGCTCAGGTAGCTCAGGTAGCTCAGGTAGCTCAGGTACTTCAGGCTCATCTGGTACTTCAGGCTCATCAGGTAACTCAGGCTCTTCAGGCTCTTCAGGCTCATCTGGTACATCAGGCTCATCTGGTACATCAGGCTCATCTGGTACATCAGGCTCATCAGGTAACTCAGGCTCTTCAGGCTCTTCAGGCTCATCTGGTACCTCAGGATCTTCAGGCTCATCAGGCACTTCAGGTAGTTCAGGTACTTCTGGTAGTTCAGGTAACTCAGGTAGCTCAGGTAGCTCAGGTAGCTCAGGTACTTCAGGCTCATCTGGTACCTCAGGCTCATCAGGTAACTCGGGTTCTTCAGGTTCATCAGGCTCATCCGGTACTTCAGGTAGTTCAGGTACTTCAGGCTCATCTGGTAACTCAGGATCTTCAGGCTCATCAGGTTCATCTGGCACTTCAGGTTCATCTGGCACTTCAGGCTCATCAGGTAACTCGGGTTCTTCAGGCTCATCAGGTTCATCTGGTACCTCAGGTAGCTCAGGTACTTCAGGCTCATCAGGTAACTCAGGTAACTCAGGCTCTTCAGGTTCATCAGGTTCATCTGGTACATCAGGTAGCTCAGGTACTTCAGGTTCATCAGGTAACTCAGGTAACTCAGGTTCATCAGGTAGTTCAGGAACATCAGGCTCATCTGGTACATCAGGGTCATCTGGTAATTCAGGTAACTCAGGTAGTTCAGGTTCAAGTGGTACTTCAGGTAGCTCAGGAAACTCAGGAAACAATGGTAACAATGGTTCATCAGGTTCTTCAGGCTCATCTGGTACCTCAGGCTCTTCAGGTACATCAGGCTCATCTGGTAATTCAGGTAACTCAGGTAGCTCAGGTTCAAGCGGTACTTCAGGCTCATCTGGCACTTCAGGTAGCTCAGGAAACTCAGGAAACAACGGTAACAATGGTTCATCAGGTTCTTCAGGCTCATCTGGTACCTCAGGCTCATCTGGTACCTCAGGTAGTTCAGGAAACTCAGGAAACAATGGTAACAATGGTTCATCAGGTTCTTCAGGTACATCAGGCAGCTCAGGAAACTCAGGAAACAACGGTAACAATGGTTCATCAGGTTCTTCAGGCTCATCTGGCACTTCAGGTAGTTCAGGAAACTCAGGAAACAACGGTAACAATGGTTCATCAGGTTCTTCAGGCTCATCTGGCACTTCAGGTAGCTCAGGAAACTCAGGAAACAATGGTAACAATGGTTCATCAGGTTCTTCAGGTTCTTCAGGTACATCAGGCAGCTCAGGTACTTCTGGTAGTTCAGGTAATTCAGGTTCATCAGGTTCATCTGGTACATCAGGTTCATCAGGTGTTTCAGGTAATTCTGGTACTTCAGGCTCATCAGGTTCATCAGGTACCTCAGGTAGCTCAGGTACTTCAGGCTCATCAGGAAACTCAGGTAGCTCAGGTAGCTCAGGTACTTCAGGAAACTCAGGCTCATCAGGTTCATCAGGTACTTCAGGAAACTCAGGCTCATCAGGTTCATCAGGTACTTCAGGAAACTCAGGAAACGATGGTAACGATGGTAACGATGGTTCAAGTGGTTCATCAGGTACTTCAGGAAACTCAGGAAACGATGGTAACGATGGTAACGATGGTTCAAGTGGTTCATCAGGTACTTCAGGAAACTCAGGAAACGATGGTAACGATGGTTCAAGTGGTTCATCAGGTACTTCAGGAAACTCAGGAAACGATGGTAACGATGGTTCAAGTGGTTCATCAGGTACTTCAGGAAACTCAGGCTCATCAGGCTCTTCAGGTACTTCAGGAAACTCAGGAAACGATGGTAACGATGGTAACGATGGTTCAAGTGGTTCATCAGGTACTTCAGGTAGCTCGGGTAACAGCGGAAACAATGGTAACGATGGTAACGATGGTTCAAGTGGTTCATCAGGTACTTCAGGTAGCTCAGGAAACTCAGGAAACAATGGTAACAATGGTAACAATGGTTCATCAGGTTCTTCAGGAACTTCAGGTTCATCAGGTAACAGCTTTAGTATTACATCAGCTGCTGCCAATACAGCATACCGCGTTATTATGGCGGATGGATCCGGGAATACCATATATAGAGATGGTGCTAACGAATTAGATTATGTAACAGGTACTACAGCTCAAGAATTAAGAGTAGGTGGTGATATTATTGCTTATTATTCTTCAGATAAGAGATTAAAAGAAAATATTAAACCTATTATATCTGCTTCAGCAAAATTATCTCAATTAGGAGGTTATACATTCGATTGGAATGAAGTTAGTGGTAAAACCGGTACTGAAATTGGTGTAATAGCCCAAGAAATTGAATCCCAGTTCCCAGAACTAGTAACTACTAGAAAAAATGGATATAAAGCTGTTAAATACGATAAATTAGTAGCAGTATTAATTCAATCAAATAAAGAACTACTTGAAAGAGTAGAAGCTTTAGAAAAAGCAGTTTATAAAAAATAAAAAGTAAGTAGGGGGGCTAGTCCCCCCTTCATACATTTAGTTACAACTAAAATTATAAAGTTATATATGAAACAACCAAAAATATATGGGCATGGTCCTTATGTAGGTACAACTGGATACAACAACCACACTCGTGATTTCTTTAGAGGTATTTCAAACTACTTCCCATTAAAATTTAGAAACTTTACTGTTGGTAATAGTTGGGATGGTATAAGTGATGAACCTCATAATGGTGAAGAATATCTTACAGACCAAGATAAAAAAATCCTTTCAACCCAAACAGTTTTTGATAACAACCACCAGTTAATAGATAAAGAAATATATAGTAATTATGGTGAAAATTTTAACCATAATATTAATTTAATATTAGCAGAAACAAATCACCATTACTTTTACCATAATTACCAGGGTCCTAAAATAGGGTTTAATGTGTGGGAATCTACAAGACAACCTGAAGGATTTTTTAATAAATGGTGTGAATTTGACCAATTATGGGTTCCTTCAAATTGGCAAGCCCAATGTACTATTGAACAAGGTGCCGATCCTAATAAAGTAAAAGTTGTACCTGAAGGAGTTGATGTTGATACTTTCTTCCCAGAAGACCCCCAAACCACATTAGATTACGTAGATGGTAGATTTAAATTTATTTTATTTGGTCGTTGGGACTATAGAAAATCTACTAAAGAAATCATTGAAGCTTTCCTTAAAGAGTTTAAACCTGAAGAACCAATTGATCTTATATTATCTATTGATAATATGTGGGGTAAAGACATTGATGGTTTTGAAACAACTGAAGATAGACTTAAAGGATTTAATTTAGAAGATCCCCGACTAAAAATTAAACATTTCCCATCACGAGAAGATTATATTACATATTTAAAAAATGGTCATGTGTTTTTATCATGTGCTAGAGCAGAAGGATGGAATTTACCTTTAATTGAAGCAATGGCCTGTGGTACCCCTTCTATATACTCATCATGTTCTGCTCAAATGGAATTTGCTAAAGGAAAAGGACTTCCCGTAAAAATATTAGGTGAAAGACCTACTAGTAATAATACATACTCTAGGTATGCTAAAATGTTAGAAAGTAACCATGTGCCTGGAAATTATTATGAACCTGATTTTGAAGATTTAGCTCGTGTAATGCGTGATGCTTTTGAAAATTATACAGATCATAAAAAACGTGCTGTAGAAGAAGCTAAAATTATCCATAGAGATTTTAATTGGGATCGTGTAGCAGAAATTGGTAAAAATACTATCCAAGAATTTATAGAAAACTACACTCTCCCAGCACCTAAACCTAATGAAATTCATATTTCGTATTTAGAAGGTCCTAAAGTTGAAATTTTAGGTGATGAAGATAAACAATATTTAATAGAATTTATTGATGCTAATACTAATAAAACTATTTTTAGTAATACTATTGGTAAAAATATGTGGACTTCTTGTGGAAGAGAATATTATACTAAATGGATTATTAAAGTTAATGGTGAAATTGTAGATACTTTAGATCTAACAGGTGAAAAAGTATTAATATCTCTTGAATCTAGTTCTATAGGTGATACTTTAGCATGGACCCCTTATGTTGTAGAATTCGCTAAAAAACATAACTGTAAAGTAGTAGTATCTACCTTCCATAATGATTGGTTTGAGGGGTTAGAAGCATATAAAAACATTGAATTTACCACCCCAGGTGAATCTGTTCAAGGTATTAGAGCTAAATATAAAATTGGATGGTTTAGAGGAGAAAATGGTTTTTGGAATGATAAAAATTTACACCCAAACCAAGTAAATTTGTTCCCATTACAACAAACTGCTACAGATATATTAGGATTAGATTTTAAAGAAGTTAACTATGGAATTAATTTTTTTAAAAAGGCTAAACCAATTAAAGATAAATATGTAGTAATTTCCCCTCAATCCACAGCAGGATGTAAAGAATGGCCTTATAAGTACTGGACAATTTTAACTAAACTTTTAAACCAGTCAGGTTATAAAGTTGTTGTTTTAAGTAAAGATAAATTAGATATTCCAAATACTATTAATTCTTGGAATCAACCCTTCGATGTAGTAGCTAATTATTTATTACATGCTGAAACTTTTATAGGCCTTAGTTCTGGGTTAGCTTGGTTTAATTGGGCTTTAGGTAAACGTACAGTTATGATTAATAATTTTACCTCAGAAGAACATGAATTTCAAACAAAAGTAACCAGAGTACGTAATGAATCTGTATGTAACTCTTGTTGGGTAAATCCTAATTTTAAATTTGATGCTGGTGATTGGAATTGGTGCCCTATTTGGAAAGGAACTGATAAACAACATATATGTCAAAAATCAATCCACCCCAATAAAGTATTTACTGAAGTAAAAAAATTATTAAATAACAAAAAATAATATAATATTTATAAACATGGAAAAAGTGTTATTAACTAAAGAAGAACACCAAATCATTAAAGATATTCAACAATTAGAACAAAGTGTTGTAACACAATTAGGTCAAATAGAATATCAAATTTTAGCTCTTGAATTAGAAAAAGATAAACTAAAATCTTCAATTGATGAAGTAGGTGAAAAAGGTCGTAAACTAGGAGAAAATCTTCAACAAAAATATGGGGATGGGAATATCAACATAGAAACAGGAGAATTTACAAAAATAGATTAATTTTTGATTCTCTCTTGAATATTTATAACAAAATAATAATTCTAACACAATGGCAGAAACATTAATATCACCCGGTGTATTAGCAAGAGAGAATGACCAGTCATTTATCACACAGCAGCCAGTTCAAGTAGGAGCTGCTCTTGTAGGTCCCGCAGTAAAAGGACCTGTAGAAGTACCTACAGTAGTTACATCTTATAGTGATTATCAAAACAGATTTGGAACTACATTTGATAGTGGTAGTGAAGTATATACTTATTTTACTTCAATTGCTGCTTATAATTACTTTAACAATGGTGGTAACACTTTATTAGTTACTAGAGTAGTATCAGGCTCACTTACAGCATGGGATTATGCTGAAGCAGAAGTTGCTGATAGTTCTAGTAATGGTACTTCATTTACTTTAGAAGCTATTGATAAAGGTGTTATTTTTAACAATACTAGTTCAGTTACTTCAGGTTCATTAGACTCTGGCTCAGTAGATAACGTAAGATGGCAAGTAGTTGCTCGTAACGAATCTGCTGGTACTTTCTCATTAGTAATTAGAAGAGGTGATGATAGAAATGATAACCCTATTGTTTTAGAAACATGGAATAATTTATCATTAGATCCTAACTCAGATAACTTTATTTCTAGAGTAATAGGTGATACTAGATATAACTATAATTCAACAGAAAACTATTTAGAAATTTCAGGTTCATATCCTAATGCTTCTAGATATGTAAGAGTAAAATCTGTAGGTAGTGCAACCCCAAATTATTTAAATAATGGTGGTGATCCAAAATCTAACTTTACAGGTTCCATCCCAGCATTAGGTTCAGGTTCTTCTAATGGTTCATTTAGTGGTGGTGAAGGTAAAAACATCTCAATATACCCTGGTGGTGGTAATTACTATGAAAAAGCAGGTACTAGTTCAGGAGGTGTTACAGGTGTAACTCAAGGTTTAATTGGTAGTGATTATACTGATATGATTAATTTATTATCAAACCAAGATGATTACCAATTTAATGCTTTATTAACACCTGGATTATTTGATAAAGTTCACCCATCACAAACTACAGCAGCAATAAACAATACACAAACTAGAGGAGATAATCTTTATGTTTTAGATCCTGTAGTATATGGTTCAACTATTGCTAATGCAACAGCTCAAGGTGATGCTAGAAATACTTCATATGCAGCTATGTACTGGCCTTGGTTACAAACATTCGAACCAGATTCAGGTAAAAATGTTTTCGTACCAGCATCAACAATGATGGGGGGAGTTTACGCATTTAACGACAGTGTAAGCGAGCCATGGTTTGCTCCAGCGGGTATCAACAGAGGAGGATTAACTAACGTAATTCGCCCTGAAAGAAAATTATCTCAAGGTAATAGAGATACTTTATATGAAGCAAATATCAACCCAATTGCATCATTCCCAGGAACAGGAACAGTAGTATACGGTCAGAAAACATTACAAAAACAAGCTTCCGCGCTTGATAGAGTAAATGTTAGAAGATTATTAATTGCTCTTAAATCTTACATTGGACAAGTTGCTCAAACATTAGTATTTGAACAAAACACAGCAGCTACAAGAAATAATTTCTTAGCAGCAGTAAACCCATATCTAGAAACAGTTCAACAAAGACAAGGTTTATATGCTTTCAAAGTAGTAATGGATGATAGCAATAATACTCCGGATGTAATTGATAGAAACCAATTAGTAGGTGCTATTTACTTACAACCTACTAAAACAGCAGAATTCATTTACTTAGACTTTAACGTATTACCAACGGGAGCTACTTTCCCAGCGTAAAGGTTTAAATAACGAATATTTATAATAGAATAAATTAAACAACAATGGCAGTATTAGATCCTAACGAAATATTTTTTACAGCGTTTGAGCCAAAACAAGCGAATAGATTCATCATGTATATTGATGGGTTCCCAGCTTACACAATTAAAGGTGTAGGTGCTGTAACATTAAGTCAAGGCACAGTGGCTTTAAACCATATTAACGTTCAACGTTTCGTTAAAGGTAAATCAACATGGGGTCCTATCCAGTTTACACTATTTGATCCAATCACACCTTCAGGTGCACAAGCAGTAATGGAATGGGTAAGACTACACCACGAATCAGTAACTGGTAGAGATGGTTATTCAGATTTCTACAAGAAAGATTTGACATTTAACGTATTAGGTCCTGTAGGTGATGTAGTATCAGAATGGATTATCAAAGGTGCTTTAATTACTGAAGCTGGTTTTGGTGAATATGGTTGGGATACTGAGAATACAGCAATTAACCTAACAATGACAGTTCAACCAGATTACTGTATCTTGAACTTCTAAAAAAAAAACAATTACTTTTAAAGAGAGCTTGGCTAACGTCAAGCTCTTTTTTATATTAAATATGTATACACGATAAACGTTATAAATAAAAATATGAGTTTTAACTTACCAACAGAAACAATCGACTTACCTTCAAAAGGTTTATTATATCCTGAAGGTCACCCATTATCAAACGGTACTATTGAAATTAAATATATGACTGCTAAGGAAGAAGATATCCTTACTAATCAAAATTATATTCAAAATGGGACTGTATTAGATAAATTATTAAAATCATTAATTGTAACTAAATTTGATTATAGTGATTTAGTTATTGGTGATAAAAATGCTGTAATGATTGCTGCTCGTATTTTAGGATATGGAGCAGAATATAAATTTACTTATAATGGTGTAGAAGAAGTTGTTGATTTATCGGAAATTGATAATAAACCTTTAGATGAATCTTTATATACTAAAGGACAAAATGAATTTACATTCACACTCCCAGCCTCAAATAATGAAATTACATTTAAATTTTTAACTCAAGGCGATGAAGGTAAAATTAATAGAGAATTAGAAGGATTAAAAAAATTAAAAAAAGAAGAATCTCCCGAATTAACAACTCGTTTAAAATATATGGTTACTTCTATTAATGGAGATAGAGAATCTAAAACTATTCGAGAATTTATTGATCAAGCCTTTTTAGCTCGAGATGCTAGATCATTTAGAGAGCATATTTCAAAAATTCAACCGGACGTGGATTTAACTTTTTTTCCCTCTACTTCAAACAAGCCAGTCAATCTCCCAATTGGGATTAACTTTTTTTGGCCTGACGTCAACCTCGGCTAAACAATATAGGTTAAATTTTTTAACTCAAATCCACGAAATTTGTTTTTATGGGCAAGGGGGGTACTCTTGGCCTGTAGTTTATGATATGCCTTTATGGTTAAGAAAATTTACTTATTCTAAGATTAAAAATCATTATGATAAACAATCAGAAATGATGAAAAAATCTAAAGAATCCTCTAATCCTAATTCTACTAACATGATAAATTCGGATGGAACTGTAAAAATTCCTACAAAAAGCAGTTATAAATAATATTTATAACATATAGATAAACTATGGCTACATCTGACGAAGCAAAAAAATTAAGGGAAGAATTTGAAGCAACGAATGAGTTACTTCGTGATATTACTGCTAATTTAAATTTAGCAGCCCAAGAAACTGAAGGATTTGATGCTGCTACTAAAAAAGTAGTTAAAACCTATAGTAATGATTTAACTAAGGCAACAGAAGCTATTGTTAAATCAAACCAAAAACAACTTGCTTTACAAGAAGAAATAGCTAAAGGAGGCAAAAAAGGTGCCGTTGCCCAAAAAGAATATGCTAGAGAACAAGAAAAAGCAGATAGAGCCAGAAAAATAGCAAGTGAAGCTATTAATACTCTTCGTTCTAAAGGTATAGAGATTAGTGCTGAAGATGTTTTTAATTATGAAGAGATAGCTGATCAAGCTGAAGCACAAAGAAAGACAACAGGAGAACAAATAAAACAAGATATTCTTCGTAGGGGTATTTTAGGAAATATAGCTCAAACAGCTATGGATTATTTAATATCTCTTGATAAATCAGGATTAGCTGCTCAATTATTAAATGAGGATTTAACAAATACTGAAAAACTTTCTATATTATCTGAAGGTGCTATAATAGGTTTAGCTAAAGCTGCATTAGCAGGTAGTGATAATATAGCTAATCTACAAAAAAATCTAGGAATTAGTTATGAATCAGCATACCAACTTCAGAATAGTTTAGCAATAACAGCTTTAGAATCTCAAGATGTTTTAATTACATCAAAAGATTTAAATAAATCCTTTACAGATTTAGCAGCAACTACAGGTTTAATTTCAGATTTTGGGGGTGATACTTTAATTACTATGACAATGCTAACTAAACAGTTAGGATTAGGAGTAAAAGAAGCTTCCCAATTATCACTACTAGCTAGAATCCAAGGTGAAGATACAGAAGGAGTTTTAGAAAATACAGTAGAAACTGTTAATGCTGTTAATAGACAAAGAAATAGTGCTATTAGTGCTAAAGCAGTTTTAAATGATATAGCTACTGCTTCTGCTTCAATTGTAGTGTCATTAGGAATGTCTCCTCAATTATTAGCTGAAGCTGCTACTGAAGCTAGAGCTTTAGGTTTAAGTTTAGAAGGAGTAGATAAAATTGCGGGTTCATTATTAGAATTTGAAACCTCAATCGAAAACGAATTAAAATTCCAGATGCTAACTGGAAAAGAAATCAACCTTGATAAAGCTAGACAATTAGCATTAGATAATGATTTAGCAGGACTTTCAGAAGAAATTGCTAAAAATTCTGAAATTACAGAAGCATTCGCTACAGGTAATAGAATTCAACAACAAGCAGCGGCTGATGCTTTAGGTATGTCTCGTGATGAGTTAGCTCAAATGGTAATGCAACAAGAATTATTAAATTTATCTCAAGACGATTTCATTGAAAAGTATGGTGAACAATCATATCAACAAATGCAGGCCCAAAGTGCAAGTGAAAAATTTGAAGCATCATTAGAAAAAATTAAAGGTGTCGTAGGAGATATTGCTACTATTTTATCCCCAATAATTGATGGTTTCGCTTCAATGGTTGCCGCTATATCAGAATCAAAAGCTGCAGCTGGTGCTTTATTAGGTGTTTTAGGAGGTATAGCAGCTTTACAAGCAGCAGTAGCTGTAAAAGGTTTAATAACTGCTTATGCTAAAATTTTTGAAGGTTCGTTTATGGCGGGTCCTTTTGGTTTACCTCTAGCTTTAGCAGCAACAGGAGCTTTAGGAGCTTTAGTTGCTTCTTCTACTCAGATGGTTCAAGATGGTATAGCAGATTCTTCACGTGGTCCTTTTACTATTACCGATTCATATGGTAAAATGGCTATGACAGCTAAAGGTGATAACTTAGCAGTATCACCTAATATTAGTAAAGGTGGGGGTGGTGATAGTAAAATGTTATCTGTACTAGAACAAATAGCTCAAAAAGACTCAAATGTTTACATGGACTCATCAAAAGTTGGATATGCTGAATCATTAAGCTATAGTAAACTTTAAAATTTAATATTTATAACAAAACATAATATTATGGGATTATTAAATAAATTAACAAACAACGGTTCAAATTTAACTTCATTTAATGGAGCTACTCCTGCTAATATGCCTGGTGCAAGTGATTTATCACCATTGCATGATCAATATTCGATCAATGGTAATCCAAACATGCAGAAAAAACCACAACCTTCTACATTAGATTTAGATGGTTTAACTCCTCCTAAGTATACAGATAACTTACCAGGATAATTAAATGCCGTTAGTAGACTTAAAAACCGACCTTAGATCTCTAAGATTTGGCTCCCCTAACAATCCAGGAGATAGACCTGCTGGTGGGTGGAGTAATCAACCTTATATATCAACACCTATTGGAGCTGATTTTTTAGCCCCAACCCCTAATCGCTTTGCTATAGGAAATGGTAGTGATTTTATTTTAAGGGGTGGAGCAAGTGCTTTTGTAGATGCTTCTACAGATGTTGTAAGGTTAGGTAAAATGTTTACTGATATTAAATCTCCAAATGGTATACAATTTTTAGCAAAACAAAATCTCCTATCAATGACGGGAGTAAATATATTTGCTGGATATAACACTATAACAAGAACAGCTAATAGGGCAAGATTAAATGATGGTGTATATACTCCATTATCTACATTCTTAGCAGCAGGTCCTATAGGAAATCTTATTGGTACTCACCCTAATAAACAGGGTACAGACCCAACAGGAAATAATATAGCATTTAGTAGACCCCAATATACAAATTTAATTAGTAGAACTAACCCTGCATTAAGAAATAATTCAAGACTTTTAACCCTTGATAAAAAATTTGTAAGAAACCAAACATTTGGTCCTTTATTCTCTTATTTAGGAGGACCTAACGCAGGTACTGATGTTGCTTCTATTAATACTATTATTAGTTTTGCTAAAGATGGTACTAGAACAGGTATTAATAACCCATTATTTACAGGTGATCGCCCATTTTTCTTTGGTAAAGGAGGAGCTACTCTTACTAATACTGAATTAAATAAATTAAGTAGCCTTAATTCATTTAGAACAACAGGTAAAGCTGTAGATTTTAGAAAAAAAATTACTTCTAAAGTTGTTGGTGTTACTCAACATGATATAGCTAGAAGAAATGGTACTTTAACTAATGCCCCAGATTATAACCAGAAAAACTTTGAAAAAAGAGTAAACGCAGGTAATCCGGGTAATCCTGCTCTTAATAGAAGTAACTACTCTTCAGGTGCTGTAGACCCAACTACAGGTAAAACAAATGTAGTAAATAAAATTAATGCATTGTATATGTACAATGCTGATAATGTTACACAACAAAATGATGCTGTAAATGATTTTGTTAAATTTAGATTTGCAGTAATTAACCCAGATAATCCAAAACGAAAAACCTTTGTTCACTTCCCAGCATTCTTTGATGGTGCTATTACAGATAATATGGGTGCTAGTTGGGGTAGTTTTAAATATTTAGGTAGAGGTGAAGAATTCTTTAATTACGAAGGATTTACTAGAAGTGTAAGTTTTGGTTTCCAAGTAGTAGCTCAATCAAAACCTGAGTTATCTATAATGTACCAAAAACTAAATTACCTTCAATCAACACTAGCACCAAATTTTAGTGAAAATGGATTTATGAGAGGTAATATTCATCAATTAACTATTGGTGGTTATTTCTTTGAACAACCTGGTGTAATTACATCTTTAAGTTATACAATGCCTACTGATTCCCCGTGGGAAATAGGCATTCCTTCATCAAACCAATCTATCTCCGATGTAGGTGGTAATACATACAGAGACCCCGCAGTAAAAGAATTAACTCACATTATTAATGTTTCTGTTGAATTTAAACCAATTCAAAGATTCTTACCACAAACTATAGGTTCACCTTTTGATACTACAAATAAAGATGGTATATTTGGTAAAAATAATATTAAACAAAAATTTATACAATTAGCTAATGGAACAGAAGCAAATCAAAATTTATATGATTTAGGAGTTCCCAACGCTGTAGTAATACCAAACCCTCAGGAACCTTTACCAGATTTAGCTATTAGTGAAGTTGAACTTGAAGAAATCCCTGAAGAAGATAATGAAGAGTTTATAGATGTTATAGGACAAGCCCAAGGTGCATTAGATATATTTAATCAAACAAATCCATTTTAATGGGAAGATATAGTAACACATTAATTAAAAAAAGTACTGAAGGAAAACGTTATTACATTAGTAATAGATACGTTGAAATTCCACGTAATGATAATGATTTATATGTTATTACTACGGATGAGGATAGATATGATCTACTAGCTAATCAGTACTATAATGATGCTAGCTTTTGGTGGGTAATCTCATCAGCAAACCCTGAGTTTGTAGGTTCTATGTACCCTCCTTCAGGTGTACAAATTAGAATTCCTGGTAATTTATCTTTTGTATTAAATGCTTTAAATATAAATGAGTAAGTTATGGCAGATAGTAATTTCGAAGGTACTAATTTACTAGGAGGGCCTTTTAAACCTTACGTAGATAAACAAGTTGCTCAAAGGCAAGAACGTTTAGGTAAAATTCAAAAAGATAATCAAGAGATTGTTTGGCAAAATGCTAAATCTGCTTATGTGGCATTAGCTTCTTCTGTTAATATTGAAAATACTCCATACTACTTACCTTCTTCAAGAACTAATTTTGTTTCTGCTCCTAATGATACTACTCAAGATGGGGGAGCAGGTCCTAACCCTGAAAATGAAGAGGTTTTAGTATTAAAGTTAGCTGATGATGGTACTAAACGTCTCCAACAATTAGGTTTAGGAAGCTCAGATAATTTTTTAGGTAATAAATTAGCCAATAATATAGTATTATTTGGTGGTACTGCTTATTTTGAAGTCAACTCTTCAGGCTCATATTCAAACCCCTATTATCGTTCGGGTTTAGCAACATCCGATTCTATATTAAATAATTCTGCTTACGGATTTGGTGGAACTAGTTTTGGTTTAAGTGCTATGCCTGGTATAACTTCTTTTAATATTAAGTCCCGTAATATGGGTTCCTTAAGAGAAGCCTCAGTAACTATTAGAGCTAATAACGAAAAACAATTTTCCCTTATTGATAGTTTATATTGTAGAATTGGTTATTCTATGTTTATAGAATGGGGTAATTCTATTTACTTTAATAATGATGATAAATATGTTTCAAATCCTAATGCTGAAGGTGTAACAAGCCTTCTACCCATATTTCTTTCGGGTAAAAATGGTGATAAAGTTATTAGTGATAATCCTAACCAATTCTTACAATTAATAGAGAAACGTAGAGAAAAATCTAATGGTAATTACGATGCGTTTTTTGGTAAAATAAAAAACTTTAGCTGGGAATTTAATAAAGCTGGTTATTATGAAATTAGCTTATCTTTAATCAGTCAAGGTGATATAATTGAAAGTTTAAATATTGATGGTCAATATGGAGGAAAATCTTCAACAACATCAAATCCCAATCAACCCCAACCTAACGAAACATCTGCATTAACCTCTTTTTTAGCAACAGCAGCATCCCCTTCTTTTTCAAGAACAAATGTAAGATCTGCTGCTAGTTCATATAAGCAAGTTTCATCTGATTTTAAAACAATTTTAGTAGCTGAAGAAATTACCGTGAATCAAGTTTATACCCAAAAGAATGGACTTCAAACTACATCTGTAGAAATCCAAGAAGCAGGGGATACAATTGAAGGTTTAAATTATACTCGACTTGAAACATCTATAGGAAAAATTGTTAGTGCTACTGCTACTTTTGCTCAAGAAAAACCTTATTTTTATATTCGTTTAGGGGATATTTTAGATTTTATCAAAGATAGATTATTACTTTATACTTCAAAAGGAGATAATGAACCTATCTTGGATATAGATACGGATACAGATAAAAATATAATGTACAACCCAGGCATAAATGTATCCGCTGATCCATCAAAAGTAATGGTTAGAGCTAATTTTCCTTACAGTAAAAATGAGTTAAAAACTATAGCTAATAGTACAAATGATTGGGATGGAAAAGTAAATGCTGGTAGTGTTTTTTCATTTCCAAAAGTTAAGTTAGAACGTTGGGAAAGTACAGTAAACCCAAATAATCATAAAGAAGAATTTCCTTTACATGGGAAAATAATGAATATTTATTTTGAGTACCAATATCTTTTAGATGCTATTAAAAATCTAAGAAATGAACAAACCGGAACTATTAGCTTGTATGATTTTGTAGATGAATTATGTCAAACCGCTAATAGTTGTTTAGGTGGAGTTAATAAACTTTCTATTAGATTAGAAGATGATAAAATAATGAGGATTTATGATCAAAATCCTATCTATGGTACTCAAGATGTTAAAAATTCTACTATTAATCTTTATGGTATTAATCCTACCCTAAACTCTTCAGGATCAGTAGTAGGAAGAGATGGTAGTTTTGTAACAGATTTTAATATTAAAACAGAATTAACTAATGATTTTGCTACTCAAGTTACTATCGGAGCTCAGGCTCAAAGTAACAATGTAGGTTCAGATGCTACTGGTTTATCATCTTGGAATTCTGGATTAAAAGATAGATTCTTCCCAGAAAAAATAGATTCATTAAGAAAAAATAATAACATAACAGTTCCTACAACCGAAGAAAGAATTACTAAATTAAAGGACCAATTAAAATATCTTTGGCTAGGTTATGCTCAAGGTACCCCAAAGGGTAAAGACATATCCGATAAAACAAATAAGAGGGAAGATTTCTACCAATTTAAGGATTTCCCTACAGATAGATATCCTGAATTTGTAAAATTACAAAAAGATTGGCTTCAAGAAATTATTAAATTAGAAAATGAAATTTTTAATAAAACTCAAATAAAAGAAGATAAACAAACTTTAGGAACTAACCAAATAGGAATGCTTCCAATAAATATTTCCGTTACTATGGAAGGACTTTCTGGGATACGAATATATGATAAATTAGAAGTTGATACTAGATTTTTACCTAAATATTACCCCCAAACATTAATTTGGATTATTAAAGGTGTATCACATGAAATTCAAAATAATAAATGGTATACTAAGTTAGAAACCATAGCAGTCCCTAAATTACCTACAGAACAAAACTTTGATGAAGCTTTAGGAAAAAATAAATTAGAGGTTGAAGATGAAACAGTAGATATAGACGATGTTGCTTGGGATGGTAGTTATCCTTTAGACACCCTTACAGTTACTACAACAGGTATAGAAAATTCCCCAACTCCTACAGTTATAAAAGCATTAAAATCATTAGATGATAATATTTTAATCCCTATTACTAATGAGTTTGGTGAAATGTTAATAACTAGTTGCTACAGAAGTAAAGCTGTTAATCTTGCTATTGGGGGTTCTACAACTTCTCAACACCAATTTGGTGAAGCCGTTGATTTTGTTTCTGTAAAAGGTGGTAAGGAATTAAATGAAGTATTTACTTGGATAGCTGATAATTTAACCTTTGGTCAATTAATATGGGAAAAGGGAGATGATGATAACCCACAATGGATTCACGTAAGTGATGCTACTGCTAGATTTGGTAAAAGTGGTGAAATTTTACGTTTTGATCCTAGTGGGTCTCCAAAGTATAAACCTTGTGATAAATTTGGTAAACGAACATAATATGTACTATCCTAAAAACCAAATACAAACTGGATTTTATAGCAATGGTACTCTTGCAGAACTTGCTACAAAAAAACCTTACACTGGCCCTTACTTTAACACCTCAGATGGTAAAAGTTTTAGTGGGAAAGAACCTAATGATGGCCCTAATTTAGAATTAATTCCTTTACCTAACCCCACTATTAAAAGAAAACCAACCCCATCTTTTGATGAAGGGGATGAATTAGGAAATCAAGACCCACGTTTTTTACCTTACAATTCCCGTTACAGTATAATCACCGGTGCTTCCAGAAATGAAACCCCATATACCCCAGTCTCATATTATCCTATTTTAACCCAAGATGATATTAATAATGGTGAATTTACTAGATATTTTGTTAAAAAATCAAACCAAAATTTATATATTGAAGTAAGTGTCTCTAATTTTAATGATTCTTTATCTTCTTCTTTATACCTTCAAGTGCCTTTAATATGGGTTATCTCAGGTGAAAAAGAAAATGTTAGACAAATAAATGCAAAACAAATTGGATTTGTAGAGAAAAATTTACAAATTAATGGTTTAGGAAAGTTTTTAAGATTTAATTATCTTCAATTTTATCAAGAGTGATAATATAAAAAAAAGGTTGTATATTTAAATAAATGTTTTGGTTAATAGAAAATAAAGAACAATTTGAGGTTTTAAAAAATAGTGGTTTTAAAGAAGCGTTTGTAGAGATTATCTCAAATAATCCTTACCAACACCCATCACAAAACTCTATTATTGGCTTCTATATAAGACCTATTAAAGGTCATAAGGGATACATACTACCTGTTTCCCACCCCGAATGTGAAAATGTATTTGAAGATGAGGTATATTTATATTTGAAAGGGTTAGAAAAAATATATGTAAGGGATAAGAAAGAGTTTTTACACTACACGATTTTAAAACAGCTTGTAGATATAACATTAGGATCTCCTCCGTATATACTTCCACAAACAACAGCTCATTCTACATTATATAGGAGATTTCCGGATCTATTAACGGTAAATCAACTCGTGCCAATTACTAAACACTATGAGGTTTGCGAGCAAATATATGATGATTTAGAGCACCGTGTTAATACCGTAGTAAACCCGTTTTATAATGATAAAGCTACATTAGTATTTAATGCAATTGAGCGTAATGGTATAAAAATTGATAAAGATGAATTTGAAAAACATTTCCACCCAGTTGAAAACGATGTTGTATACACTAGTTACAACTATAAAACGCTTACGACAAGGCCTTCTAACAAATTTAGGGGAGTTAATTATGCAGCACTTTCACATAAAGACGGATCCCGAAAAAGTTTTATTCCGCATAACGATATTTTTGTCGAATTTGATATTGGTGCCTATCATCCTACTTTGGCTGCTATGCTTGTTGATTATGACTTTGGTAGCGGAGATATTCATCAAGCCTTTGCGGATATGTATAAGGTTGATT